GATGCAGTTACACAAGGTAAAATAGCTGGTGGTTCAGTAGATAATGGTAAGTTAGCATCAAATGCTGTAACTACAGCTAAAATTGCAGATGCTAATGTAACTACAGCTAAAATAGCAACTGGTGCAGTTAACGCAGCTAAAATAGCAGATAACGCAGTTACTACATCTAACATTGTAGACGAAGCAGTAACGCTAGACAAACTACCACACGGCACATCATCTAACGATGGTAAGTTCTTACGTGCAAACAACGGAGCAGATCCTACATTTGAGACAGTAAATACAGATTTAGTATCTGATACAAGTCCACAGCTAGGTGCTGATTTAGATGTAAACGATTTTAATATTAAAAACGGAACTTCTTTAGTTGATATTACAGAAAATGATCGTATAGAAGTTGATATAGCTGGTACAGAAATTGTAGATATAAACGGCAATGGTGTTGATGTTGTCGGTAATATAGCTTTAACTGGTGTTGGTAAGATTTCTACTCAGGGAAGCACTACGCAACCGTTTACTTTTAAAAATAATAGTAGAACTGGTACATATAACCAAAGCGTTATGTATGCTCACCAAAACAACACAAGTGGTAACAGCAGTAATGGCATTGTTTTTGAAGTTGGTAGATTAACTGATAGTAGTTCTGCTGAAATAGGTAAGTTTACTATTGCTACTAGAGGTGGAAGTATAGCAACTATTACTGATGCTGATGGTATTAAGTTTAACGGAGACACCGCAGCAGCCAACGGACTTGACGACTATGAGGAGGGTTCATTTACGCCTAGATTAGGTGGTACTGGTAATCCTGGTAGTTATTACGTTACTGGTACAGGTACTTATATTAAAATTGGTAGACAAGTTACAGTTCAAGTAAGATTTAATAGTGTTGATTTAAATAATAGTGCCTCTGGTACTGTACAGATTTTTAACATGCCATTTACTGGTGGACACCGACCTAGCAATGGTGCGTGTGGAGTAACAGCAGACGTACTATATTATAACGTACCATTTGATACAGGACATCTTCCCGCTTTTTACTTAAGTGGTAACACAACAATTTGGTATGGATTACTTTCACGATCAAATAGTTCTTGGACTGATTTTCCTGCAAGTGACTTTCATAGAAGTGCTTTATATGTAATGATGTCTGGTACATACTTTACAGACTCATAGACCGAAGCTACGTCTATAAACTAAGCCTAAACCTGTTTTAATCGGAGATTAATCCTAATGGCATTAAGCGAATCTATTGAATACGACAAGATAGAAATTGTCGGTATATACAAAGCGGTGCAAGTCCGTAAAGCAACAGTCATCAAAAAAGATGGTGTTGAACTAACAAGAACTTTTGAAAGATATGTATTACATCCAGACTCAGACATAACTAATGAACCTACAGAGGTTCAAACTATCTGCAATGTAGTTTGGACACAAGAGGTAAAAGACGCATGGAAAACCTTCCAAGAATCAACCTCCCCAGCGTTGAAAGAATAGAAACAATATCCATACCGTTGCCTACTGCTGACGTTCCTAGTTATGTACCTTTGGTAGTACCTCCTAGTGATCTTAGAGAACCAGAAGGCACAGAACCAGAGGCTACAGAAGAAGCACCTACTGGCATAAGGCAAATTGATATACCTATTATTGATGTCAAAATGCCTTTACCAGAAAACGAAATACTAATAACGGCTTCTACTACAGCAGTCGTTTCTGTAGCTGCAACACTAACAGCAACAGCAGCCTTTAAATGGGTTGTAACTGCAATGAAACCTATATTAAAAACAGCATGGAAGAAGATAAGGTCATCAAAGGACAACCCAAAAGTTTCCTAAAAAAACTAAAAGAAAATGTAGACGACCATGATGAACAAATGGCAGTTCTTGGTGCAGCAGTCCGTTTGGGTGTTGTCATATGGAGTGGATTTATAATTACTCTTAATTATGTTGAACTTCCTATGGTTAAAAAAACAAATGCGTCAGCTGATATCACTTTCGTAGCCTCGATTTTTACGGGGGCACTAGCCACTTTTGGACTGTCTACAGGTAACAAAAAGTCAAAAGAAGATAAAACAAAACAATGAAAAAAATTATCATTCTATTAGCCTTGTTATCACCCAGCATAGCTAAAGCAAATGTCGTAACCCCTCAGTTTACTACAGGGTCGATGAATAGTACGACTACTACCACTCAAACAATTGTCGAAACAGAACAGCGTCAGGTGTTCGGAGCTGCCGTAAATACCTGGAGTGGTAGTAATATATCAGCAGCAGCTAGTGCTGGAATATCTGGAGGCGATGCTGTATTTACTGTAACTGACAATACATTACCTTGGAACTTAGAAGTAACAACCAGAGCAGCTGGCGTAGTAGAGCAGTGGGATACAACAAGAAACTACACTATAAACTCTACAACTACCTCGCTCTCTGTATTCTCTCAGTAAGTCCAGTACTAGCTGAAGAGCCAAAAGTCAATAATAGCTCCAATCCTGTGGCCGCAGCCACGGGAAATGTCACCAATTCGGCAATACAATTTCAGAACAATGGAGCGTCTTCTAGACAATCATATGGACCATCCATACAATGTAATGGAAGCACAATGACTTTTAGTCCTTTCTATATGGGTAACCATGTAAACCCCTACTCAGCAGACGAAGATACACGAGAACTGTATCCTTCAAGCTATCAGCTAAATGAAAACTGGGGTTTTCAAATAAATTTTATGGTGCCACTTGACAGAGAGGGTTTAAAACAATGCAAAGATATAGCTAAACGACAAGAAGAGAAGATGCGTTTAGACTATGAACTTGTTCGTGCATTAAAATGTGCAGAACTACAACAAAAGGGCTTTACAATCCGCCCTGGAACAAGAGTTTACGGATTATGTTCCGACATTGTTCCTATACAATCATTATTACCAAAAAAAGATGTTAGCACTACTAAAACCAATCGTTTTAACCTTTTTAAAAAGCGATAAATTTAAATTTTTTATCGTAGATATCCTAGAAAAACTTGTAGAGCAAAGTGATAATAGTCTTGATGACAAAGTTTTAGCTATGGTCAAAAAAGGATTAGACATAGAATAATGAACAAAGCAACTGAATCACAGTTTAACGAACTGCATCAGTTGGTCACACAAGAGTTTTTAGATAGAGTTAAGGGTGGTGAAGCAACTACCCAAGATTTAAAAGCAGCCTGTGATTGGCTGAAAGCAAATGATATAAGCGGTGTTGCATACGAAGGCAACCCATTAGCAAAATTAGCAAACGTATTACCTGAAGTAGACCCAGATCTAGTTCAAAGGAGATTATATGGCAGAAACCGCTGAATATTATCGTAAAAATAAAAAAGCTAGACAGAAACGTTTAGTTCAGCAAACTAAATACAATAAAACTGATAAGGGTAAAAGCATTATTAAAAATGCACAGAAGCTTCGAGCTAAGTTAGAGATACCAAAAGGTTCCAAAATGGATGCAGCCCACTATAAAGGCAGCAAAACCAGTGGCAGACCACAACACAGATCTAAAAACAGACAAAGCAGAACTAAAAAATGACCCCTTTACTACCTAGTCCAGAACATTACTTACACAACTTAATAACCATGACAAGTTCAGAATCTAAACGGCTCTGGAGAAGAGCTATAAAAGAGCACTTCAACTGTACATGTGTTTATTGCGGAGGAAATTATGAATTACACGAACTTACACTTGACCATGTCAAGCCTAGAACACTTGGCGGAGAAGATTTACAATCAAATCTTGTACCCGCATGTAGAAAATGTAATCAGGATAAAGGTAGTATGAACTGGCTGTATTGGATGCGTAGCACGTTTGGACACATCCCACAGCGAGAGAAAAGAATATTAGATCATATTGCATATGAGTGACGTTTTAACCGCCTTACAGGGCGATTTCAAGCTGTTTCTGCAAGCTTTGTGGGACCAGCTTGATCTACCCCAACCTACTAGAGCACAATATGCCATCGCAGACTACTTACAATCAGGACCCAAGAGACTCCAGATTCAAGCTTTTCGAGGTGTTGGTAAATCTTGGATTACTGGTGCTTTTGTGTTATGGACCTTGTTCAAAGATCCAGAAAAAAAAATAATGATTATATCTGCATCTAAAGAAAGAGCAGATAACATGTCTATATTTTTACAGAAACTAATTATAGAAACACAGTGGCTCAAGCATCTACAGCCTAAAAGTGATGATGCACGTTGGTCACGTATATCATTTGATGTTAACTGTGCACCTCACCAGGCACCCTCAGTAAAGTCTGTGGGTATCACTGGTCAGTTAACTGGATCAAGAGCTGACCTCATGATTCTAGATGATATAGAAGTGCCAGGTAATAGTATGACAGAACTAATGAGAGAGAAACTCTTACAGCTCTGTACTGAAGCCGAATCTATTCTTACACCTAATGATGATAGTCGCATTATGTATCTGGGAACACCCCAGACTACTTTCACAGTATATAGAAAACTTGCTGAACGGAACTACCGTCCCTTTGTATGGCCAGCTCGTTTTCCTAAAGATTCAACGCCATACGAGGGACTACTAGCACCACAACTACAGGAAGACATTGACAATGGAGCATCAGCTGGAGACTGCACAGATCCAGACAGATTTAGTGACGAGGATCTCCTACAAAGAGAAGCAGCAATGGGACGTAGTAACTTTATGCTACAGTTTCAACTTGACACAACTCTTAGTGACGCTGAGAAGTTTCCTCTTAAAATGGCTGACCTCATTGTTACTAGTGTTAATCCTACTAAAGCACCCGACAATGTCATATGGTGCTCCGATCCCAGAAACGTCCTTAAAGACTTACCTACCGTTGGACTTCCAGGAGATTATTTCTATTCGCCTATGCAACTGCAAGGAGAATGGACAGAGTATGATGAAACAATCTGCTCCGTTGACCCATCAGGGCGAGGAACAGATGAAACTGCTGCTGCCTATATATCCCAAAAAAACGGGTTCCTCTATTTGCATGAAATGCGAGCATACAGAGATGGGTACAGTGATAATACCTTGCTCGATATCCTTAAAGGTTGCAAAAAGTATAACGTTACAACATTGGTTATCGAAACAAACTTCGGAGATGGTATCGTAAGTGAATTATTTAAAAAACATATACAACAGACAAAACAACAGATTCTTATTGATGAGGTTCGTGCAAATGTTCGGAAGGAAGACAGAATCATTGACTCGCTTGAACCTATTCTTAACCAGCATCGTCTTATTGTTGACCGTGGGGTTATTGAGTGGGATTACAGCTCAAACAAAGACAGTGCACCTGAAAGTAGGCTCCTCTATATGCTCTTTTACCAGATGAGTCGTATGTGTCGTATGAAGTTTGCAGTGAGACATGATGACAGAATAGACTGTCTAGCTCAAGGCGTTAAATACTTTACCGATGCATTATCTATTTCAGCTCTCGAACAGATCAAACTACGTAAACGTGAAGAGTGGGATGACATACTACAAGCTTTCCTAGATGACCCACAGTCAAGTGCTAATCATCTAGTATTAGGGATGGATGTAGACCAAAGACAACAAGCCCAAGGTAACGTTGACGGGAACTCAGTCCCCACCTGGACTTAGGCAGAGGTCGGAATAAGAGGGGGAAGGAGAAGGGTGGACTTCTTTCTCTGTAAAGGGGAGACACAACCTCCTCTTTACTTTAATATCCGTTAATGATATTACTTTAAAGCACCTCTCTCTATCTAAGTAAACGAACTGTAATAATTAGATAGTGATATTACGTATTATACATGATATATGCCTAAGTTAAAACTAGATCGTTTTAGACGTATCTACAAGAGTCTGAAGACTCCTTGGAAACCATTGAACTGGATCATACTGGGTTACTTGATGGGGATAGAACAACAGTATATTAGCATACGAACTAAGCAAACTGTGGATGAGGCTATAAATAATTACAAGAAACAAGTGTTAGACGAGGTCAAGAAGCCAACGGTAGTGATGAAAAAGACAGATGACGGCTGGGAAATGTCGATAGGTGAAGTCGATAAAAAATGACATAAATTTCTCTAGCCAGTATATATAGTCGTACCGCCAAGGTCACCCCCTGCGGCCCCTGGTCGATTTTTACCAGGTCGCTAGTCTCTTAGACTGGCTTAAACCTAGGCTATGACTACGTTTTTACCGTGTTATGGGGTGTTAAGTTGGTATTTTGTAGCGATTTTAGCCTATATATAGTACATTTGTACTAGTATTTAGCCGTGGCCTGGGTTTTTGTGTCTCAATTAGTAGAGATCTGTAGGCGTTTAATATTTATTGCTACTTTGTACGGTTACCCGTACTTTTTATATTTGCTTTATTCTGTAAGTACTGGCAATATAAATATTAAGTACTCGTTAAGAGTTACTTATTAACTTTCATTCACCCTTTAATTATGATTAATCAATCATTAAAAGAAAAATACATTCCAGTATTATTTAAACTTGTAAGAAGTACTGATATTACCAGTGCAACTTACTACTCATTAATGAGAGATCTAAAAGCAACATCTAACGATTATTCATTAATGGTTACGCCCTGGAATCCTATACAACATTAATTAACGATTCCTTAAAGCTTACTTTGTAAGTTTTAAAGAGTCCTTAAGACTCTACAATTAAACGTCATTTATTCACCCTTTAATTATGGCTACTCAAACAGACACAAACAAAGTCATTCAAGTTTACATAGAAAACCATTACGGAACACCTTACAACTATGTAAAAGACGAGGCCCAGGCCGAAGCACTCGAAGCATTAACAAAAAAGAAAACACTTGACCGTTACGACTTCAGAGCACTTGAGAAACTTGGCTACACTATTGAACTAGTTATGTCTCCAAAAGTAAGTTTAAACACTATTAAATAATCATGGGCATTTTTAGAGCATTACAAGAGCCAAAAGAGTTACATTTTGGTCTAGGTTTTATTGATTATGTTACTAGTTATTACGGCCCAGGCGGTATCTATGATATGGGGGCAACCCCTTTACAAATAGCCGAGGCCATAATATACCGACTCACTGACCGTGAGTATGTCAATAAACCTTTTTACGGCGATACTATGGACCGTGAATATGTACGGGACATATTAAAAGCGTTGTTTAAACTGGATTATGTCAATGATTAGTAAGTTTAATGTATTACGTGATTATGTAGTGACATATACGACCTGGGGAACTAGGGACGATATAAAAACCTACAACGTTAAAGCGGTTAATGAAATAAACGCTTTGATGATGTTTCACAATAAACGCATAGCGTTAAAATCACACATTACAGGAGTGACACAATGTCCGACCAAAAACTAACAACGGCCCGTTATTTACTTAAACAAGTACAAACAAAACGGTTAAGGTTGTTAAGTCTAGCTAATTATCATTACTTAACTAGTGATCAATTAGCAGAAATTAAAATGTGTGAAAGGGCGGCCAGTGAGCTAGACAACTTTCTAGACCAGGCACCGCCCGAACTTCCAAACATTGCCAAGTTTAAAAAACCAAAAACTGAGGCAAGATTTAAAATTAACTTTAAACCACATTAAAAACAAATGGCTACTAAAAAACCCGCACTTGTTAAAACTGACATTGTCGGAACTAACGAGACACAATTAGACGCTCAAAGAGCTTTATTTAAAAAATACGGTCAAGAGCGATGGGATGTTATTAAATTAATTAAAGATGTCGCACCGCATGCAACCGTAGACAACCATTTAGAAGATACAATTGTGCATCTTTGTTATGAAGTTGTCAAAAAAGATAAACCTTTTCAAGATGTAGTTCACCGTTTATGGGAGTTAGAGCCGTGCACATGTGATGAGCACGATGACGACTAACAACAAGTAAAAAAGTAAGGCTTTATGGGCGGTTCAATTCCGCCCTTTACTATTGCCGCTCACTGAGAGCGGTTCAACTTAAAAAATGGTATTAGTTCACATTACCAAAAAATCTAATAATCGGAAAGTCGGACCAATACCGACTACAACAACAGAGGCGGCAACGTGCCCGCCGTCTTGTCCCTTTATTAATAGTGGTTGCTACGCTAAAAGCGGCCCGCTTGCTTTACACTGGCACAAAGTAAGCAACGGCACACAGTCGAACCTTACAGACTGGGACGGTTTATGTTCATTTATTGAGCAACAACCACTTAACCAGTTAATACGGTTAAACCAGGCGGGGGACCTACCCCACCAAAACGGCGTTATTGATACCTTTTTATTAAGGCAATTAGTAAAAGCTAATAAGGGCCGTAAGTCTTATACTTATAGCCACCATAAACACACGCCGCACAATATAAAGGCATTACAAGAGGCAAACAAATTAGGACTCACAATAAATGTAAGCACTGAATCATTAGAGGCCGCCGATTATGTCGCCGATAATTACGACTTACCCGCCGTTACTGTGGTTAATTCAAAAGATAAGCCACCAAAAACAACACCAGGCGGGCGGCGTGTGGTTGTATGCCCCGCACAAATTAAAGACGGTGTAACATGCTCTACGTGTAAATTATGTTCTAAGCAACGTAATTTTATAGTCGCATTCATAGCACACGGCACACAAAAGAAAAAAGTTGACGAGGTTTTATTATGACCTCGTTAATTGTTTTTATATGCTTAACAATCATTTTATATATTTTTTTAAAAAACACCCTAATATAAAAAAGTCTATGAATACTTACCAAAAACAAAAGAGCAATTATTCACTTAGACGGGCACTAATTCAACAATTAGTAAACGTCAAAGTTGCCGAGAATGACCAACAACGGGCCGAGGCTCACAAACTGGTTCAAAGTCTCAAGATGCAATTAAAAGCATATGAGATTAAATATTGCTATTACCAGGCTAAACAAATATTGGGCGACCTGGTTTAATTTCATAGTCAAAAGTAGTACAAATGTATTATATTAAATAGTACAAATGTATTATAGTACAAACATACTATAGTACAAATGTATTATATATAGTACAAATGTACTACTCTTTTTTTAATTTTTTCCAGGAGGTTCCCAACACCAAGGACGCAAGGACGCAACTGCGATGTGAACTAACGCAAGGACGCACTGTATATTTACAGATACATTTACTAAAACAAACCCACCCTGACAATACCTGACTGTCACAAAACCCTACAGGTTTTCACAATACAACTGCTGCAAATGCAAACTTATCAGGTTATGTATGGAGTCACTGGTGATTCTCGTTGGCGTTTCTTTGATGCTATCGATGACGAAGAGGCTGCATGGAAGGCTAACTGCTGGACTCAGTCCAAAGGTTTTGAGCTGATTGATGTTAAACAAATACGAGATATAGATCATGAAACGTGAACCACGTAAACGTAGAAAATACTTTCCTAATAATGTAAGAGCCTTACAAGATACACCTGACGCATACTTTGTATCAATTCCATATGATGATTTAATCAGCTGGAAAATACACGGGTATGAGATACCTGACTCTGTGTACTGTGTATTTAGAACTCGTAACATGGAAACAGGAAAGGTTGAAGAACACTACTACAACACCGAGCATCACGCAAAGAAGCGATTGAAAAGGAGCATTGAAAGCGGCTTGGAAATAACAATGGTATCAAACGATGGTTTATATCACCTTAGACCTTCAGATACTTTTATTGATTGGAACTTTTAATAATGAATAGTCAAACAACAAAAAGAAGACTTGGTGCACTGCTCACCAGTATAACTACTCATCCACATAAACGTGAGTTGATTAAATTAATGAGACAACAGGTAGCTGATGATACATATAAGGTCAGCAGTCTAGACCGATAGCAAAAATAGTGTATAATATGGGTAACTACCACCCATTATTATGACCACCTTTTTTAAAACCTGGGGCGAAGCAGTAGAGTACGACCTATTGCGTAACAAAAGCCACGGCAAGGACAGAGCCAGCCATGATGACGTTGTGCATCATCTTGATTACTTCACTGCATGTTATGGAAAGTCATTTCCTTGTATGGAAATCACACAGGATGTGATAGATGACATGCAGACACAAGTAATGGAAGAGAGAAATGTAGTCAATGCTACAGCTAACAGATACATGGCTTCTATTAAGGCAGTATTAAACTTTGCATACGCAAAAAGAAAGCTGCCACATTCCTTTAAATTCCTTAAGTTAAAAGAAAATAAAGGTAGACCTAATTGGTACGACAAAAGTACTATTGATGCATATGAACAGGTAGCACGAAGCCTTAACTTTTGCCGAGATGACCTTGCAGACATCGCTGTCTTTGGTGCATATGTCGGTGCAAGACAGGCAGAGATACTTAATCTTAGATCAATAGATATAGACCTTGATGCCTACGATGGCAGAGGCAGTATTTATATAGGTGGCCGCCCAGGTTTTTCTACAAAGAATGATGACTGGCGAGAGGTGCCAATGCATAAAAGAGTGCGTCCAATAATCTTAAAAAGGATTAACAAAACACACCCGAATACTTTGATATTCGGACATGACTGGGCGAATAAAGATAAATTATTGCGTGAATTTAAAAAGGTGTTAGTTTATTTGGAACAGCCGCCAGTAATGAACTTTCACCATTTACGCCACTCTTTTGGTGTATGGCATGCCGAAGCTGGAACACCGATAAGAACTCTCATGGAACTTATGGGTCACAAAACAATAGAAACTACCATCATGTATGCGAAAGTTTCTAACAAAGCCAGGGCAGATGCAATGGCAAACATCTAATCAACAATTGAAAGCATTACTATGGCTACACCCTCACAAATTGATGAGCAAGTAAAGTTAGAAAGAGAACAAATTAGAAAAGGTATAGATATATTGCGTGATAACACGCAGAATCTAGAGAGCAAGTCATATTCTTCTGCAACTATATACGGCGTAACATCTATAAGAGATCTACTACCGTTAGTAATTGAACAGATAGAAACACGCAAAGACATGCTAAAACGAGGCCACAACGGAGTAGCCTTCAAGGACGTATATAAATATTTAGACTCTGTTGATACCAATGTGCTTGCATCCATAACCTGTAAGGTTGTCATGGATAAAGTGTTTAGCACTCGTGATAAGAGTAATTATTTAACTAATATATCTTCCGCAGTTGGCACAGCTGTAGAGGATGAGTGCCACATCACATATTACGAGAAGACTGTGCCTGGATTATTAGATTATATCCAGAAGAATTATTGGCACAAGGCATGTGGTACACATCAAAAGGTTGTTGTCTTGCGTACATTGATGAACAGGTACAACGTAGAAACCTGGAAGAGATGGAACTCAGCTGTGCGTGTACGACTAGGTGCATGGCTTATTGACTGCGTTATTAACTCATGTAACTGGTTTGAAAAGAAACGTGTACACATGAGAGGAACAAAATGTCCTAACGCAATAGTACCAACTGAAGCATACCTATCTATTAAAGATAAATTAATGGAAGATGCTGAGTTGTTTGCACCTCTATCATATCCAATGTTAATAGAACCAAACGACTGGACTAACGAAAGAAAAGGTGGATATCTTCTTAATGAAGTTATGAAGGGACATCAGTTGGTACGACAGGGAGAGGTCGGAATAGTACAGGGAGAACTGCCACTTCGTTTCTTAAATAAGATACAGAAGGTTGGCTACAAAATAAATCCCTTTGTATATGCTATAGCAGACCAGCTACAGCAGAGAGGTATAGCAGTAGGAAAATTTATTCCTATTGTTGAAATACCATCGACACCACTTCCAAATAACATGGAAGATCCAAATGTTAAAAAGGATTATTGCAGAAAAGAAGCAGAGGTTCACAATAAACGTGCACTTGTTTACAAAGCTAGTTGTAGAACTAGAAAACAAATGGAAGCTGCAAGTATATTTAAAAACAGAGATCGTTTCTTTTTACCTTGGAACTTTGACTGGCGTGGTAGATGCTACCCTATACCAGCCTATTTGACACCGCAATGTACTGACTTTGGTAAATCATTGTTAGTTTTTGCAGATCCAGTTGATTTAACACCTGACTCTGAGTCATGGATAGAGTTTCAAGTTGCAACAACATATGGATTAGATAAGGCAACTATGCCTGAACGCCTTGCATGGGCAAGAAACAATCATGCATTGATAACAAGAATTGCTGAAGATCCTATAACTAACTTGCATGAATGGGAAGGCGTTGAAGAACCTTGGCAATTTGTGGCTGCATGTGAAGAAATGTACCATTGCCTTATCAAAAGAGATCGTAAGACTACAAGTCTAATGATTGCAATAGATGCTACGGCATCAGGTATACAAATATTGTCTGGTTTAGCAAGAGATAAATCAGCAGCTATGTTATGTAATGTATTACCTTCAGATAAACCTGTTGATGCATACAAGATAGTAGCTGAGAAGTCTAAACCATATATACCTATAGTTTTACATCCGCATTGGGATAGAAAATGCACCAAGAGAACGGTCATGACTATACCTTACAATGCTAAACCTTTTAGTAATAGAACATATATAAGAGATGCTCTAAAAGAAAAAGGCGTAGACATAACTAAAGAAGATTTGACACAAACAGTACAGGCTGTACGCAATGCTATGGAAATAGTTGTACCAGGTCCTATGGCTGTTATGCGTTGGATTGAAAAAGAGGTTGCAAAAACTATAAAGCGTGGTGTAGACAAGATTTTATGGGTTACACCATCAGGTTTCGTTGTATCACAAAGATACATGAAGAAAGAAGTAGTTGAAATAAAGATGAAGTTGTTAGGACGTTGTGAGATTAGAGTTGCTACTGACGATACAAATGAAGTTGACCTACTAGGGCACAAGAATGGAACAGCTCCTAATTTAATACATTCACTTGACGCAAATACTTTACATTTTACTGTTGACAAGTTTGACAAACCTATAGCTCTCATACATGACAGTGTCTTGTGCAGAGCTACAGATATGACAGAACTTTCGACAAAGGTGAGAGAAGTCTACATGCATTTATTTGCAGAGCATGACTATCTCAACGACTTTGCCAAAGCAATTGAAGCAGAGTCTGAACCACCTATCATCGGGGACTTAGTACCCTCAGACGTAATTAATTCCACTTATTTTTTTTGTTAATGGCTAGAACCATCCACTTGACACCTGAACCAGTAGTTTTAACTGGTTTTCAGGCTATATTAAAACCAAGCAAATTTGGTTACTCACTTAAAGCACTAGTTGGTGAGGAAATTATTTCAAAACTAGAAACAGAAAGGGAAGACTGTCTTAAATGGGCACAGTCTAAACTTAAGAATCCTAAAAGATCTACTCTTAAACCAGAACCCTGGGAAGAAGTAGAAGACGGTAAGTATACCGTTAAGTTTTCATGGGCAGATGAAAAGAAACCACCTGTTGTAGATACAGAGGGTACACCTATTAAGAATTTAGATACACCAGTTTACGAAGGATCTAAAGTTAAGTTAGGTTTTCATCAGAAACCATACGTATTAAAAGATGGCGTTACATACGGCACAAGTTTAAAACTTAGTGGAATACAAATAGTTAGTGTACAAACAGGAGCTGGTGTAGACACAGGTGACCTTGATGAGGTTGGTGTTGCAGAACTTTTTGGTAAAACAAAAGGTTTTAAAACTGATGAACCAAACGTTACACCTGACTTAGCACCTAGCTCAGTAGAAATCGACATTGAACAATATCAAGACGACTTCTAATGTTTAAATCAGGATTAGAGGAAAAAGTCTCTGATCTTTTATGTGAGTTAGGTGTTGACTACGAGTATGAGGGTTTAAGTTTACCTTATACAATTAAACACTTATATACACCTGACTTTGTTTTGCCTAACGGCATCGTGTTAGAAACAAAAGGATATTGGAAACCAGAGGACAGACGAAAGATAAGACAAGTTGTCACTGAAAACCCACACATAGATTTACGAATGGTGTTTCAAGATCCTTATAAAAAGATTAGTAAGAAATCCAAAACAACATATGCGAAATGGTGCACACGATACAACATTAAGTGGTGTGCATACCACGCAATACCAGTGGATTGGCTGACATGACTGAAAGCGAATTCATTAGACACGAACCATGTCCAGACTGTGGCTCATCTGACGCACTAGCTGTGTATACAGATGGCCATACATTCTGTTTCAGTTGTCAAACTAGGACAGCTGCTGACAAACAAGAAAACAAATTATCCATGCAAACAAATGTCAACTTCAAAGGTACCGCTCAACGACTTAATAAAAGAAGAATCAGCGAACAGACGTGCGAAAAGTACAAAATCTACAGAGATGAGACATACTTACGCTTCCCTTATTTCGATGGCTCTGGACGTATTAAAGGATTCAAAACAAAAACCAAACTAAAATCATTTAAGTATGAAGGACATACTACTGACACTTTATTTGGTCAGCATTTGTTTCCTAATTCTGGCAAACGTATTGTTATATTCGAGGGTGAGCTAGATGCAGCCTCTGGATACGAGGCAATGAATGGTTGGCCAATGGTGTCTTTGCCGCATGGTGCAGCAAGTGCAAAAAAAGATGTACAAAAACAAATACCCTTTTTACAGGGATATCAAGAGATTGTTTTATTTTTTGATAAAGACGATCAGGGACGCAAGGCGACAGAGCAAGTGGCAGCTGTCTTACCGCAAGGGACAGTTAAGATTGCTTACCTGGAAGATCCGTACAAGGATGCCAGTGATGCTTTACAGGATAATAATCCAGACGCTATACGCCGTGCGATATGGGATGCGAAACCTTATAGGCCAGATGGAATCGTTGATGGTAAATCTTTACTGAATGCAGTAACGACACCAAGTCAACCATGTAATCATGAGTATCCATTTGCTGGTTTACAGGCAATGACCCACGGTATAAGATATGGCGAACTTACAACTATTACGGCTGGCACAGGCCAAGGCAAGAGCAGCCTATGTAGAATGCTCGCAACTGAGCTTCTTAACAAAGGAGAGAAAGTAGGCTACATCGCATTAGAAGAATCTAACAGGCGAACAGCACTTGGACTTATGTCAGTGGCTGTAGGAAAAGCTTTACATTTAGGTGAACATGAATATTCTACTTTGAAAGATGCTTACGATAAAACTATCTTGGGTTGGAACCTTTATTTATACGACCATTTTGGCAGTCTATCTGCGGATATTATTTACAACCGTATTGAATATATGGCTCTTGGCCTGGATATAAAAGTAGTTTTTCTTGACCACTTGTCTATTCTACTTAGTGGTTTAGATGGAAGTATGGATGAGAGAAGAACTATAGATAAAACTATGACTGACTTACGTAGTCTTGTTGAGCGTACAGGAATTAAATTATTCTTAGTGTCTCATCTTAGAAGAGCACAAGGAGACAAGGCAGTTGAAGATGGCCAGCGTGTTTCTATTGGCATGTTACGAGGGTCAGCCAGCATAAGCCAATTATCTGACACAGTCTTAGCACTGGAAAGAGATCAGCAAAACCCAGATGATTGCTCTACATTACGTGTGTTGAAAAACAGATACAGTGGAGAGACTGGGGTGGCAGCTGAATTGAAATATGATAAAACTACCTGTAGATTTAATGAAACTAAGAACACAGTTTTCAATCCCAGCACAGACTTCTGAGCTGGATAAATTAAAAAAACCAAACCCACCAAGTAAACAAGCAGTGAAGAAAGCAAAGTTTCGGGATAAAACTTATGTCGGAAAAGCAAATGCTCGTATTTGACTGCGAAACAAACGGATTATTGCATGACGTTTCTGAGATACATTGCATCGCCATATACGACAATACGAAAGAGGAAACCTTCGTATTTAATAATCAAGGTGACCAATCAGGACCAATCACTGAAGCTTTGCATTGGCTCAGTTCGGCTGATGTTCTTGTCGGCCATAACGTTATTAATTACGACTTACCTGTTCTTCGGAAAATTTATTCTTGGTTTGATACTAATGCTTCTATTGTTGACACTCTTATCTTATCTCGCTTATATCATCCAAACATGATGGAGATAGATAAGAAAAGAAACATAGCAAGAATGCCATTACAGTTGTATGGTAGACATAGCTTAGAAAGTTATGGCTATCGATTACAAGAATACAAAGGTGAGTTTGGTAAAACAACAGACTGGCAAAAATGGAGCCAGGAGATGCAAGACTATTGCGTACAAGACGTTAAAGTTACAACTAAATTATGCGAGCACTTCCGCCCTTACCTGACTGGTGCACGTTAGAACACCAAGTCGCACACATACTTACAGAACAAGAACTTCATGGATGGCAATTCGATGAACAAAAATGTCAGCAACTTGAATCACATCTCAGAAGAGAGATGGAAGAAGTTACTGGAATACTACAAAAACAATTCCCTCTCATTGGAGGAAAGATGTTCACACCTAAACGAAATAACGCATCCCAAGGATATGTCGAGGGAGCAGAGTTACAAAGATTAGTTGAGTTTAATCCAACATCACGAGATCATATAGCATGGATATTAAAGAATCGTCTGAAGATTACATTGACTCAGACTACGAAGACTGGGAAACCAATTATAGACGAAATCACTCTGACGGAGATATCGAATCCCTTTTGCAAGTTATGTGCGAAAGCTTTGGATCTAAAGAAGAAGCTAGGAATGATATCGCAAGGCGTGAACGCATGGCTTCGGTTATGTACGAACTCTAGGATTCATCATCATTGTTCTGTATCGACAAACACATTTCGATGTGCCCATCGTAAACCAAACGTGGCTCAGTCGCCAGCAGAAAAAGAATTTAGAGAACTATTTACAGCAAGTCCAGGTAATATAATGGTAGGTGCCGATTTAAGCGGTATCGAGTTACGAATGTTAGCCCATTATCTCGGACGGTATGACGGAGGTCGATACGCAGACATACTACTAAACGATGATATACATCAAGTTAACGCTGACAAAATAGGAATCACCCGCCGCCAAGTTAAGACTGTGACATATTGCTTTCTTTATGGTGGGGGAAATATTAAACTAGGTATGAGTTATGATAACTCTTTACAACCCAAGGAAGCCAGTAAAAAAGGATCCGAGATTAGAGCGGCTTACGTTGCTGCAATCCCTGGACTCTCCGACTTATTGGCAGCGGTTACAGATAAGGCTGCTAATGGTTACCTCTTGGCATGTGACGGACGAAGGGTGCTGGTCGATTCACCGCACAAAGGATTAAATTACCTTCTACAATGTTCCGCTGGTATCATCGCAAAACGTTGGATGGTAATAGCAAACGACCAATTACAACCCTTTCACACTAAACAACTTGCGTTCATACACGATGAATTGCAATACGAATGTAATCCAAAATATACAGAAGAGGTAAAACAACAACTTGAAAACTCAGCAGTTAACGCTGGAGTGTATTACAAGTTACGCTGCCCAATCGCAGCAGAAGCAAAGTCAGGAAACAACTGGAGCGAAGTTCACTAGACAATGCAGTATATGTAAAGATTTTAAATTATTATCAGATTTTAAAATATCTAATACAACTCCAAAAAAAATACATTATAAGAGTTTTTGTAAAAGTTGTGACAGTAAAATATCAAAAGATCGTAGAGAGATACGTAAAAATGCACCACCACAGTCAGAACAATGTGACTTATGTGGCAAAGTGTGTAAGACATATTTAGATCATTGTCATGACTCATTATTATTTAGAGGGTGGTTGTGTAACGAATGCAACACTGGTCTAGGTAAATTTAATGAAGATACAAATTTACTCAAAAAAGCAATAACTTATTTAAACCCGAATGAAACTACTAATTGACTGCGACTACATAGTATACAAATGCTGTGCAGCTGCTGAGACTGAAATTGATTTTGGTGATGATGTTATATTAGTCACCTCATTATTTAGTGAGGCGTACAGATGTGTACAGAGAGAACTTGATAAGATAAAAAAAGATTTTCCTTTTGCAGAAGATATACTTTTATTTTTTACAAGTCCTAATAATTTTAGGAAAAAAATTCTACCTGAATATAAAGGTCATCGCAACAGAAAAAAACCCTGTGGATTCAAAAGAGTTATAAATCAACTCAAAAAAGATTATAAAGTAATAGTTAAACCTACACTTGAGGCTGATGACAGTCTTGGTATTTATGCTACAAAGTGGAAAGGTAATATCATTGTTTCACCTGATAAGGATATGAGACAAATACCAGGCAAACTGTATGACTTTAATGAAACCATAGATATCACACCTGAAGAAGGTGCAATGTGGCATCTCACACAGACACTTTCTGGAGATAACACAGATGGATATAGTGGTGTACCAGGCATTGGTATTAAACGTGCAGAAAAGATTTTCAAAGAGAAAGGATATACTTGGCGAGCAGTCGTAGAAACCTTTGAAGATAAAGGCATGACTGAAAATGATGCATTAGTAAATGCAAGACTTGCACGAATACTTACAACTGACGATTACGATCATGAGAAAAAAGAACCAATCCTTTGGACCCCCGCCACCAATTACCAAGTTAACAATGGATCAAGACTTGAAGCTACGCCAGCTTGAAATCATGTTAGCTAAACCAGAGACAAGGAAAGAAGATATTGCAACCGTTATGATTGCATTACAAGAACAAGCCTTTGTCTTATCTAATTGTATAGAAAACCTTATAAAGAAATGGCCAAAACCACCAACGACCAAGGACCATCGTACTACAGAAGAGGGCCTATTGATGTTTGGGATTTTGTTAGACAACAAGAACTCGGATTCCACCTCGGAAACGTAATTAAATATGTATGTCGAGCTGGTTACAAAGACAATGACATAGAAGATTTATCAAAAGCAATCCACTACTTATCAAATGAAATCGAATATAGAACCGCAAAAAATTGCGAGAACTGGGAGAGTACAATCCTGGATAGATAACCCTGGTTCTCGTTTACCAGTTAGTTGTACAATCTTCGTAGTAGAAGACTCAATGGAGGGTCCAAATGGTATCGAAAAGAGCTGGAGATTTGTGTCGCATGCTCTTCGCTTTGGAGCGGGAGTTGCAGTCCACCTGTCGAAAATTAGGCCAAAAGGAACAACAACAAATAAGGGACCTGATTCGCTCGTTGCGAGCGGACCTGTCTCATTCGCAAAAATCTACTCAACATTAAATGAAATTCTTAGAAGGGGTGGCACCTACCGTAATGGTGCGTGTGTTATTCATCTCGATATTACACATCCCGATATTCTTGATTTTATCGAAGCTCCCAGGCATGAACTTCCCTGGATCAAAAGATGCATCGATCTCGAAGCCCAAGACTGGTATAATTCAAAACCTGAAGTCAAGGAAGCAATACTTAGAGGAATTGCAAGCGGAGACATTTGGCTCAATAAAATAAAACACGATGAACAAGGACAAAGAATATACAGCAACGTCTGTCTTGAAGTTTACTTGCCCTCACGAGGGACTTGCTTGTTACAGCACGTCAATCTCGGTGCCTGTCGTATCGGCGACTTACGGCAGAGTTTCCGTGAAGGTATGCAATCTCTGTGCGATCTCCATAGTCGGACAGGCGTTGGAGAATCTGGAGAGTACCTTTCACCAGATGTCGATAGACAAGTCGGACTCGGCATGCTCGGTCTGGCCAACTTCCTCAAAATCAATAATATAACTTACAAAGAGTTTGGTGAAGGTTTAGAAGCTATTAATAATGGCAACATAACTGATACACTAGCTGGATTCGCTGCGAGAGAGTTATACATAGGTCTTGAGGAAGCAAGCAACGCAGCAAGACAACACAACATGGTGCGAGCTTTTGCCATAGCTCCAACTGCATCATGTTCATATAGAAGTAGAGATTTACAAGGTTATACTTGCACACCAGAAATAGCTCCTCCTATTGCTAGAACAGTAGACAGAGATTCGGGCGAATTTGGTGTAGAAAGGGTGGAATATGGCAACGTTGAGATCGCATCCGAGGTCGGGTGGGAGAATTATAAAAAGGTAGCAGATCAGATAATGATTATGCTTCATAGAACTGGTTTGCTTCATGGCTATAGCTTCAACTCTTGGAGTGATATGGTGAATTACGATGAGGCATTTGTAGACGAGTGGCTTAAAAGCCCACAAACGTCCCTCTATTATGCATTACAAGTAATGGGTGACGTTCAGGATAAATCAGATGCCTACGCTGCACTAGATCAGTCCGATGTTGACGCATACTTGGAAGACATAATGAGCAATAAACCCGATGAAATAGCTTGTGACTGTCAACAATGAACCCCTACGAAAAATTATTAAATAGAAAAAGAACCTGGACACCAGTACAAACCACCAAAGGAAAATTTAAACATGGAGCAGAAGAAACCATCTACCGTGCTCTTGCAATACGCCATATGGAATTACCAGTTGGCGACTTCATATCAGAAGCTCTCTCTGAGATTCCTGAGAAAGCTAGAAAACTTTTGGAGTCAAATGTAAAGGATGAGATAAAGCATGACCTTGCTCTTGGATACATCACCAACGCTCATGGCGTTAATGACAAAGCAGAAGCCGAGGCACTACGCCTACGAGATGCCTGGTTATCACATCCTGATCATACGATAGCTAAAGCACTAGTAATAGAAAGAGCTATATTTTTCGTGCTATTACCTATGTTTAGATTTAATGGTGATGCTGGATTAGCAACAGTGTCAGCAGATATATCAAGAGATGAGCAAGTGCATGTAGCTACTAACTCATTAGTATGTGCAGAGCTAGGATTAAGACCTAGCCAGTCACTAGACAAACTTAGAAAAGCAACAATAAATTGGATTATGCAACCATTGTCTATGGAGCATGACGATAAATATTTAAGCAAAAAATTTTGGCTGGATGCGAGTGATCGCCTCATGTATGAAGGTAAAGCTCCACAGCTAAATGGTACCAAAGCTGGAAGAATGCCAGCATTTTTTGAACATGACAACAGAAATCTCCCTAGCTACGCTTAAGTTACACAACGAGCGATTAGATAAATTACTAACAAGGCTAGAGGAAAATTTTGGTTGGAAACCTATCCATCCTAAAGAAGATGTACAGACCATCATGTACAGAGCTGGACAAGCCAGCGTAATTGATTACATAAAATCCATAATGGAGGAAGAAATCTAATGTGTGCACCAGTCATACCATTAATTAGTGCTATAGGTGGTTTAGCAACAGCCGCCTCATCACTAGGAATACTAGGAGGAAATAGAAACAGACAGACTCAACCAGCAAGATCAATGACCCCACCTCCTACAGTACAGGGTCCAGGACCAGCTGCATCAGCTGCTGGAGATGATGAAAAAACTAAGAAGGTTGATGAGTCAATTAAGATCCAACAAAACGCAAAACAGAAAAGAGATAAGCAAACAGTTAAGAAAGGACTTGCATCTCTTGGAGCGGCATCAGCAGTTAATACAGGTGTAGATAGCACCCCAGCTGGCGGAGTTAATACAGGAACATGATGCTGGCACGTACTAGATATGATCGATTGACACATGGTCGTACCGAGTTCCTTGACACCGCAGTCGATTGTAGTGAGTTAACGTTGCCTTATCTTATAAGAGATGATTTAGATGGACCATATCACAAAAGGTTGATAACACCTTGGCAAAGCATTGGAGCTAAAGCCGTTGTTAACCTTAGTGCTAAACTTGGTCTAGCTCTCTTACCACCCCAAACTACATTTTTTAAGTTACAAATTAGAGATGATAAACTTGGTGTAGATTTACCAGCAGAAGTTAGAAGTGAACTAGACCTATCTTTTTCTAAAATGGAAAGGATGGTTATGGATTACATTAATGCTTCTACTGATAGAGTCGTTGTAAACCAAGCATTAAAACATTTAATTGTTTCTGGAAATGCATTAATATTTATGGGCAAAGATGGTCTAAAGCACTATCCCCTTAACCGTTTCGTAGTTAATAGAGATGGAAACGGGAACGTGCTAGAGATTGTCACAAAGGAACTTATATCACGTCAGGTTCTTGACATAGACTTAGAAGAACCAATAGTCGAGCCTAACTCAGGCATAGATGAGACAAAGTCTGATGAAGATGATGTAGAAGTATTTACCTATGTGCGTTTAGAAAACGGACGTTGGGTATGGCATCAAGAAGCGTTTGATAAAATAATAGCTGGCAGCAGAAGTAGTGCACCAAAAAATGCAAACCCCTGGCTTGTTCTAAGATTCAATACCGTTGACGGTGAGGACTATGGACGTGGCAGAGTAGAAGAGTTTCTTGGTGATTTTAAATCTCTAGAAGGTTTATCTCAAGCACTAACGGAAGGCAGCTCGGCGGCTGCGAAGGTAATTTTTCTAGTCAGCCCCTCTTCAACTACGAAGCCAAAAACCCTTGCAGAAGCTGGAAATGGAGCTATCGTACAAGGAAGAGCAGAAGATGTACAGGTGGTACAAGTCGGTAAAACGGCAGATTTCCGCACGGCATCTGAAATGATTTCTAATTTAGAAAGAAGAATTAACGAAGCATTTCTTGTTTTACAAATTAGACAAAGTGAAAGAACTACCGCAGAAGAGGTTCGTCTTACACAGTTAGAATTAGAGAAACAGCTTGGCGGACTTTTTAGTTTGTTAACGGTTGAGTTTCTCATACCTTACCTCAACAGAACTCTACACATACTTCAAAGAAATAACGAAATACCTAAGATTCCTAAAGATTTAGTTAGACCACAAATTGTAGCTGGTGTTAACGCATTAGGTAGAGGACAAGACAGAGAAAGCTTAACTCAGTTTGTACAAGTGTTAGCCCAAACTATGGGACCTGAAGCACTTATGAAATTTATTGAGCCAAGTGAATATATCAAACGTCTTGCAGCTGCACAAGGTATAGACGTATTAAATCTTGTTAAAACACAACAGAAGTTACAACAAGAAATGCAGCAACAACAACAGATGATGCAAGCTAAAGAAATGACCAAACAGGCTGGGCAGATTCTTGGTACACCTATGATGGACCCAAGTAAAAACCCTGCAATGATGGAAGGAATGGCTGAAGCAGAACCTGAAATGGAAACACCACCAGAAGAATAAAATGGCAGAAACTTTAACAGTAAACGATACCCCTGAAGCTGAAGGTCTAAGTGCTGAAGAGCAAGACTCCCTGCAAGTTGGGGAACAAATGGCTGAACAGCAAGGTGAATTACTTGCTGGTAAATATAAAAATGCTGAAGATCTAGAGAGAGCATACGTAGAACTACAGAAAAAATTAGGAGACAAAGATGCCTTATCACAAGAAAGGGAAGGGGAGCAAGAAACCCAAGAAGTAGATGAACCTACTGAAACACAGATGTATCATGATGACGGTAACGTTAATTATGAGTCTGTAAAAGAACACTATGGTGAAACTCTTAGTAGTTTATTTCAACAAAAAGGTGTAGATCCTTACAGTATTGCTGAACATTTTTATAAAAATAATGGTCAGATAACACCTGAAATGCACAACCAATTAACTGGAGCTGGTATAGCAAAAGAAGCAGTAGATGCATATTTAGCTGGACGAGCAAAAGATATGGGTATGAATTCTGCTATACAGCAAACTGATATAAATGCTATTTATAATTCAGTTGGCGGAGAACAGCAGTATAAAACTCTTATGAATTGGGCAAGTCAAAACTTATCAGAAGATTCTATAAAGTCATTTGATAATCTTGTAAATACTGGAGATCCTGGTTCTATACAACTAGCAGTAGATGGCTTACTATCTAAATATCAAAATGAAAATGGATATGAAGGTAGAATGTTAACAGGCAAACCATCTAAGCAAAGTTCAGATGTATTTAGAAGCCAAGCACAACTTGTAGAAGCTATGAGTGACCCACGCTATGATAGAGATCCAGCATATAGACAGGATGTCATAGCTAAATTAGATAGATCAGATTTGAAATTTTAATCATGGCATACAAAAAAGTATTAAAAAAAATTAAAAAGTACATGACAAAAAAGGAGAACGTATCTCCAACATCTAAGTACATAAGAGCTGTAGATAAAAGAAACAAAGCAATTCAAGATGCATTTAAGGGTAACTTCTAATGATGTATGACATGCAACCTCCTAGAGCAACACCTCTAAGAGAACCACCTAAACAAACAAAAAAATCACCAGCAAAAAAAACTGGCACTAAGTGTCCATCTGGTTTTTATTTTGATAAGAAAAAAGGAAGGTGTGTACAGGCTGGTGTTGGTCCAGAATTTAAACCATGAAGCCTGAAGACTTAGAAAAACTATTAAACAATTATCCCTACGAACCGCCGATAAGAATTATGACCCATCATAACCACGAAAACGATAGATGGCATGTAGCTGAAGAAACAAATGGTCGCCTTGCAATGATAGGCATCATAGCTGCATTAGGTGCTTATGCACTAACAGGACAAATTATTCCAGGTATATTCTAAATGCCATATTCTAAATACTCTGCAAAACAAAAAGGTTTGGCATCTTTAGCTGGTAATAGAAAGAAGATTGGTGCAGACGATCTAGCAAAACTTAGAGCAATGAAGTCAAATGCCAAGAAAAAACGTAAGCCTAAAACTAGGTAAACATAAAAGTAGAACTGGCGGCCTTACAAAAGCTGGTAGAGAAAAATACAACAGAGAAACTGGCAGTAATTTAAAAGCACCCCAGCCAGGAGGTGGACCTAGAAAGAGATCATTTTGTGCTCGCATGAAAGGTGTAAAAGGTCCTATGAAAAAACCAAACGGCAAGCCTACACGTAAGGCTTTAGCCCTTCGCAAATGGAAATGTTAACATGAGCATACAATCGTATAAAAAAGATGGTAGGAAAAAGCCAAAAAATACAATGGGCAGTAAAATGTTAGGAGGATCATTTCCTATTCCTACAAAAAAGAAAGCTAAAGCTGCAAAGAAAGTTGTTAAAAAAGCAATGAAAAAAAGGTAGATTATGGCACACAAAGGTAAAGGCTCCTGTAAAGGAGGCATGAAAAAAGGAGGAAAAAAAAATGCCCGCTAAACGTGGACTCTATGCAAACATACATGCAAAGAGAAAAAGAATAGCTGCTGGGTCAGGTGAAAAAATGAGAAAGCCTGGAACTGCGGGGGCACCTACTGCTGCTAACTTTAAAAGAGCAGCTAAAACTGCTAAAGGTGCAAAGAGAAAAACTAAGAAGTAATCTTTATGTCTAATACAAAACCTACACCAGAACATGATTTTGAAGTTGCTAAACTACAAAAGCAAGTAGAGGAAATATTAGAAAAATATAGACAAGAAAAGATTCCTGTGTATAAAGAACCAGAAGGTGATCCTTCATTTTAAAAATGGCTGAAAGTACAAGACACTGGAAATCTGAAACTACAGGTAGAAAAAATATACCAATAGTTACAGAAAAACCAGTGAAAAAAAAGCGTGACGAAAAAGGACGCTATATTAAAAAAGAAGAATAAATGCCACGTCCGTTCATCCTGTTATAGGACGCATGAAACCTAGACATGGAACGGGGTCTAGGTATATGGGAGATTACTCATGACAGTAACTTACGTATATCGTGGCGTTGCTTACACTAGAATAGTTAAGTAACAACAAAGAAAGAGAGCACCTCAGAGTCGGACTCTCTTTCAGTTTGGCTTTTGACCCTTACGAGGATACTCACTAGCCGTCATGACGGTGGGATAGACCACGCAACAAATGAGTCGCATAAGACTCGCAACTTTTCGCATGTGAAGACGATTATTTATACCTTAGATTTTATAACTTAAAATGGCTAATGCTAATCAAGTTGCTTTAGGTAGATCGAATCTATCTACAGGCACAGGGTATGGTGGTGCTACCGATAAGTACGCCCTTTACCTTAAATTGTTTAGTGGAGAAATGTTTAAAGGTTTCCAGCATGAAACAATTGCTAGAGATCTTGTAACAAAGAGAACACTAAGAAACGGCAAATCTCTACAGTTCGTCTACACAGGACGCATGAGCAGTTCCTTTCACACACCAGGTACTCCCATACTTGGAAACAGTGACAAGGCACCTCCAGTGGCAGAGAAGACCATCGTAATGGATGATCTACTAATCAGCTCTGCATTTGTTTATGACTTAGATGAAACTCTTGCTCACTACGAATTAAGAGGAGAAATTTCCAAGAAGATTGGATATGCTCTTGCTGAAAAATATGACAGACTTATCTTCCGTTCTATAACACGTGGAGCTAGATCTGCATCTCCAGTATCTGCAACAAGTTTTGTAGAGCCTGGCGGAACACAAATCAGAGTTGGATCTACAACAAACGATTCTGATGCTTATAACGCTACAAACCTAGTAAACGCATTTTATGATGCTGCTGCTGCTCTTGACGAAAAAGGAGTGAGTACTGACGGACGCTGTGCGGTATTGAACCCAAGACAATATTATTCCCTCATCCAAAATGTAGGGTCTAACGGACTTGTTAATAGAGATGTACAGGGTGATGCATTACAAGGTGGATCAGGCGTTATAGAAATCGCTGGTATCCACATCTACAAGTCAATGAATATTCCTTTCCTTGGCAAGTATGGTGTTGCTTACGGCGGTACAACAGGTGAGACTTCTCCTGGAAATCTTGGTTCTTTCATTGGACCTACACCTGAGAATGCTAACGCTACTGGTGGAGTTAACAACGACTACGGTACTAACGCTGAGTTAGGTGCTAAGTCTTGTGGACTTATCTTCCAAAAGGAAGCTGCTGGTGTTGTTGAAGCAATCGGACCACAAGTTCAAGTAACAAACGGTGACGTTTCTGTAATCTACCAAGGCGATGTGATCTTAGGTCGCATGGCTATGGGTGCAGACTACTTAAACCCAGCTGCTGCTGTTGAACTATATGTTGGAACATCTGCTCCTTCTGCATTCTAATTTATACATTTATACGGGAGCTTCGGCTCCCCTTTTTTATTTATATGACAACTCCCACAACAATAGATACCGAGACAGAACTCTCCGCTGTAAATACAATACTGGGAGCTATCGGTCAATCTCCAGTAACAACATTAGGTAAAGTAACTACAAACGTAACTAATACAGCTTCAGAAGTTGCTAACACTTTTGAGAATCCAGAAATAGCACTTATATTTCAGATACTAAAAGAGTGTAATAGTGACATACAAAATGAAGGCTGGTCTTTTAACAGAGAAAATCATGTTAAGTTTAGTCCAGATGCAACAACAAAACATATTGTTATACCTACAAATGTACTGAGATTAGATTCAGAAAATCCTGAAGATAGAACTATAGATCCAGTTAGAAGACAAGGAAAACTATATGACAAAGTAAATCATACATATGAATTTGACGATGACATTCTACTAAATGTTGTTTATCTTTTTGAGTATGAGGATTTACCTTCTGTGTTTAAGAGATACATAACATATAAGGCAGCTGGTAGAGCAGCTACACAAATGATTACAAATGCACAACTTGTACAACTAATAGCTACACAAGAGCAAATGGCTAGAGCTGCATGTATGGAATATGAGTGTAATCAAGGTGATTATAATATGTTAGGTTTTGGACATAACACACATTATTCAACATACAAACCATTTAAAGCATTGCAGAGATAATGTCTACAGTTACACAACAAATACCTAACTATATTTTAGGAATATCAGAACAGCCAGATGAATTAAAACTACCAGGACAAGTTAAAGATTTAGTTAATGCTATACCTGATGTAACTTTAGGTTGTATAAAAAGACCTGGCAGTAAATTAATAAAAAAAATTACACCAAACAGTGGTACATTAAGTTGGTTTCACATTTATACAGATGAAGATAATCAGTATATAGGTTGTGTAAATACATCTGGTGTAGTACAAATATGGAGAACAAGAGATGGTTTTTCATATCATGACAATAATGGCCAAGGAACCAATTTAATTATCTACAAAGATAATGATGCAAATGGTTTGCCTAATGTAAGTAACAATGCACAAACATATTTATCTGGTTGGACAGAATCTACTGATATTCAGGCACTAACACTTAACGAGCAAACTTTTTTTACTAATAGAAAAAAGACAACAGCTATGAAAAGTGGTGCATCTGATTTGTCACCAGCTCTAGTTAATGAAGCAATAATAGAATTAAAAACAATATCTTATGGTAAACAGTACGCATTAAATATTTATAATCCTACTAATCCTGGTACATCAATTACAGAAACAAGAGCTACATCTATAGCTGCAAGAAAAAACTTTTCTGAAAGTAGTGGTGCAAATGATGGATCATGTCAAGCTATGGGTAGAGAAGTTATAAATGCAACTAGTAGTGGTACAAAAAATTTAAGATACGAAATAGACGTAAGATGTTCACCTGTTGTCGATCCTAATAATATTGGTGGTACAAACTCTGGACCAGAGTATAACGACTCTTATCAACCATTTGCAAAATTACAATTTGGTGGTGAAGGATGGGTTACTGGTAATACACATAACTACACAACTGAAAAAGGTGGTTCAGGAACTGTTGAAATAAAATCACATGTCACAATACGTAGTTCTGCTAATATTGCTGCTGTACGCCCAGCTGCTACCTCTTCTAGTGCTGATGAAGCTGTAACAGCTGCTGGTATATTAGGTGATATGAAAACTGCACTAGACGCTATTTCTGGTACGGGTATTACAGCAACTATAACTGGTAACTGTTTACATCTACAACGCAGTACACCTTTTGCTGTTAGTACACCAGAACCACAGTTGATGAATATTATAACTAATGAAGCAAACTCAATTGCAGAATTACCTACTAATTGTAGACATAATTATGTGGTCAAGATTGTTAATAGTGGTGATGATGATGACGATTTCTTTTTAAAATTTAAACAATCTAACGCTGGTACTAGTGGTAACTTTTTTGGTGAAGGTGTATGGGAAGAATGTCCAGCACCTGGCATAGAAATAGAAATTGATAAAGATACTATGCCTGTAAAGATTGTTAGAGAATCAGCTGGTACTACATATCCACAAGGTAGATTTCGTGTACAAACAATCGACTACAGTCTACGTGATGTTGGTGATGACAACACAAACCCAGTTCCTAGTTTTATAGGAAGCACATTAGAAAAAATGTTATTTTTTAGAAATAGATTGGTCGTATTAAGTAAAGGCAATGTTGTATTGTCAAAAACTAATGACTTTTTTAATTTCTTTAGTACAACTGCAATGTCAGAATCTACAGCTGACCCTATAGATATCCAGGCTAGTTCTACTTTTCCAACGACATTATTTGATGGTATAGAAGTTAACTCAGGACTATTATTATTTAGTTCTAACCAACAATTTATGTTAACTACAGATAGTGATGCATTAACACCATCTACAGCAAAAATAAATTATTTATGTGCCTATAATTATAATCCAAAAACTGTGCCTTTTTCTTTAGGTACTACATCAGGATTTATAAATAGCACTGGTAAGAATGGTAGAATATTTGAAATGGCTGATATTAGAAGAGAAGGTGAGCCTACAGTTCTAGAACAAAGCAAACTAATATCAAAAAAATTACCTATTAATATTAATTTACCTACAACTTCTAAAGAAAATAGTTTACTATTACTAGGTGCTAGATATGCTGATACTGACTCACCATCTAATGAAGTATGGGGTTTTAGGTTTTATAATAATGGAGAAAAAAGAGTACAGTCAGCTTGGTTTAGATGGTTATTAACTGGTGAATTAGTACACCATGCAATATTAGATGATGTATATTATGTTGTTGTTTTAAGTGGCGGAGAACATATTTTAGAAGCTATTGATGTAAAAAAACAAGATGACACAACACTTATAGGTGCAGAAAATTATCCTATACATTTAGATAGACATAGTCAACTATCAGCTTTATCTTCTGGCTCATATAATGCAACAACTAAAAAAACAACTTTTGCAAAACCAACTGGATATGCTAGTACTGGGCAACTAGCTGTATATAACAATAATGCTGGAAATGATATTGGTAGATACGCAAAAGCTAATATCGTAAGTGGTACACAAAATTTAGAAGTAGAAGGTAATTGGACTGGGTCTACATTAATGCTAGGTTATCTATATGATTGGTCATTAGAATTACCTACTATATTTGTTACAAAAGCAGCTGGAGAAAAAACAAGATCAGATACAAGATCATCATTAGTTATACATAGATTACATTTTGCATTTGGTGAAATAGGAAATATTGATACAGTTGTAAAAAGAAGAGGTAGAGTTGACTATACAACTAATTTCAGTGCCGCTGAGATAGATTCTATAAAAGCAAATGAATTACCTGTAGTAGAAGAGTTTATACAAACAATACCGATATACGAAAGAAATACAAACTTAGATATACAAATTAAATCAACACATCCTTCACCAGCTACACTTCACTCGATGAACTGGGAAGGAGATTACAACCCTAAATATTATAGACGTGTCTAAAGTAACTATCCTCCCAGCTACAAAAGCAGTAGCTTTAGAAGTTGCACAAAACTTACGTTCAGACGACTATCGAGAACTTGTTGAGGGTCATGGATTAACACCTGTTGTCCATGTTCCTCTTTTCTTAGAATCTGGAGACAATATCTATTTCACGATGCCAAACGGCAAGACTGCTGGATTGGCTGGCGTTTATCCAGATGGGCGAATATGGATGATATGTACAGATGTCATTCATGACTATCCAGTTTCATTTTCTAGAGAAGCGAAACGATGGTTAGATAAACGAACTGAATCTTTGTTGTGGAATATTTGTGATAAACGAAATACAACACACCTAAGATTATTAAAATTTTTGGGCTTTAAATTTCTTCGTGAAGTTTTACATGGTCCGAACTTATTACCATTTATTGAATTTTGTAAAATACCATGTGTGCAGGATCAGGAGGAATGTCCGCAGGGATGTCCAGCGGAATCGGCTTCGGACTAGATGCTTTAGGAGCACTAGGACAATACGGAGAACAACGAAGGCAAACAAGAGAAGCTAATGAATCAATCGCTATACAAAATAGATTAGCAATCAATGCCTACAATACTAAAAACAGAAACGAAGAACTCATTTGGAGAAATAGTAAACAAGATGGTGACATCGAAGTTGACAACAAATGGCGTGAAACACAAGATTCTATTGCAGAAGCACAACTAAGAGCTAGAGAAGCTGTTGGTAATGCTGCTATATCACAACAAAGAATACTTGCTAAAATGATAAATGCTGGTGGTAGAGAACAAGCTGGACGTAGATCTGGTAGAGGAGGTATAGCTGAGTTAGGACAACAATGGGCTGCTGCTGGTGCACAAGCTGCATTTGCCAAAGATAGTCAGATACTATTTCAAGATAAAGCTGGCAGAGCTATATCATCTTTTGCTCAAGGTAAATATGTAGAGTATATTACTGGTAGACCAAGTCCTGAAGCACCACCACTATTAACACCATTTAAAAAAGGTCCAAGTTTCTTCAATACAGCATTATCTATTGCAAGTGCTGGTTTTAATAGATATCAACAATATCAAGATAACAAAGCACCTGATGTAACACAAAGTGGTAATCCATACCAATTTACACCACCAGGTAGTGCACAAAATCAAGCACCATCATTTTCTGATGCATATAATCAGGGATCAACATCATTTACTACTATGGAGGTGCCACAGTATGAGATACCTCAATTTAAACAAAATCCATTTTTACAATCAGAGTTAGATGATTATGTTGCTAGTAAAACATTTGATACAGGCCAGAGTCTTGGGTTTGAGACACAAAATACATTCTTATAATTATGTCATATAAAGAAGTACTACGTAATCTTTCAGCTGGTGAACAAAGAAACGCAGATAGATTTCGAGAAATTGAGTCTGTACGTTTAGCTGAAGATCGTGAAAGAGGTAGAGAAAGGTTAGCAGCTCTTTCTACTTTTTCAGATACATTAGATGGTTTTGTCAAAAGCAAAGCAGAAGATTTTAAGGAAGAAGAAATCCTTAGAGGTAAATTAGCATTCATAGAACAGGATATAGAATCTAAGGAAGCTACTGGTAAAGTAGATATACCGCAAGAAGATATATTTGATTACGAATCTAATTTAACAACAATAACAAAAAACAAAGAAGACTTAGATACTGTTGCTGTAGAAGTGCTAGAAGATGGTGGTTCATTTCAGCAAGCTGATGAGATCAGTAACTTATCTGGATGGGCTTTATATAGTTACGTACAACAGAAATCTAAGATTGCAGCTGATAACTATGAAGATTGGCTGAAAGGTGAGATGATAAATAATGAGGATATAAAGTTAGAAGTTAATGGTGTTGAGTTTACTCCTAAAACAGCAGAAACTTTAGATCAAAAAAATATTGCAATGAAAGCCTTGAGAAGGCAATATATTAAAGAACAAAATCTTACTGATGTAAATAGAGCACTATTAGATGATAAGAACGTTGGTTTTTATGATAAAGTTCAAAGTGCTCATAAAAACATAATGAAAGATTATGAAAAAAATGATGCAATAGATAAAAGTTTTAAAGTAAGAGAAGATGCTGTTAATGATTTTGCTATCAATAAAAATTTTAAAAGATTACTTGATTCTGTAAAAAGAACAGTCGATGAAAATAATAAACCTTATAGTCGTGCAGAAGCTTTAGACGAGGTATTTACAATATTAACTGATATGGCAAAAACTGGTCAGTTAACAGAAGATGATTTAAAGGCTATACAAGAACAAGAAATAATGATTGATGGTAAACCATACAAAGTAAGTAGATGGAAAACTAGATGGTTAAAATTAGGAGATGAAGTTACTGAATATCAAAATGATGTTATTGAAAATGAAATAGAAGCACAAGAATTAAAAGGTAAACAATTTACACAGGATGTTTTAAAAGAAGAAGCAGAATTAAAAAAAGATGGTAAACGTTTTACAGAAGAACAAATAAAAGAAAAACTAAATCAGTGGGACCCACAGTGGGGTACAGTACCTACTAAATTAAAAAATATTCTAGATAGGACAGAAGAAGATAGAGATGATGAAGGTATCATCGAAGATTTAGAATTTAGACAACGTAGAAATTTACCTATAAATCAAGAAGATGTTGATAAAATAAAAGATACAGAGTTATGGAATACATGGTCAACTAAAGTAACACAGAGTAATGCAACAAGTTTAAAAAAAGAAGAAGTTACAAGTTTTACAAACAGATTAAATACAAGACTAAAAAATAAATTTAAACTTAAAAATGATGGTGATACTAAGCCTGACGGATATTGGGAATATCATGATAATGCATTAGCTGATTTTCATAGAATATACAAAGATAATGTTGACAAATTTGGAAAAGAAAAAGCTTTTGATATTGCTAAAAAAGAAGTACTAGGAAACATTAATGCAACAATAGAAGGTGAAGATGGCATTACATATGATTATTATGAACGTGCTATTGATCCTGATCCAGAAATGACACTAAACAAAGATTTAGAATTAGCTGCATACGCAATAAAAACTAATGGTTCAGAAGCAATTACTAAAAGTGTTTTACCTGGCACAGAAGATTATCTTAAAAGATTTATAGATTCTGATGGTAAAGATTTACCAGAAATTTATCAACTTATAGCCAATCAACATAATCGTACAAAATACCCACCTGTGTCTGCTACTGATATTGCAAGACAACAAGCATCGTTAGTTGGTAAAGATGAAATACCTAAGTCTGAAATTGAAAAACAACTTGATGAATTACCAGAATATATTAGAAGTAAACTATTAGTACACCCAGATCAAGAACGTGTCAATAGAGCTAAGATTGATTTATTAGCAGAAGATGGTGACATCTCATACAATGATGTACAGTTTCTTATAGAAGAGGTAGAAGATTATTATGCTACACCTGAAGGTAAAGCTATACTAGATAGAGATTTTCCGTTAGGTGAAGAAATTGTTATTAAAAAAGATATACCTAATTTAAGTGATACAAAATCTAGAAGATCTAAAAAAATAAGAGGAGATCAAACACCTTGGTTAGAAACACCAGGTGGTAAAAAGTTTGTTAGTGATTTTTTACGATACGCAGAACCTTTAGCATTTAAAGCTACTAGAAAAGGATTCTCCAGTTTCTTACGAGAAATTGAAAAAAGAAAAGAAGAAGTTGCAAATATGGATAGACCTTCTAATACAAGAAGATAACAATGTAATTACTAAGGTAATGAAATGAATTCAAATATGAATTTTGATTCTTTTGATACAGGATTTGAGGATTTTTCAGAAGAAATCCGTGAGTCACGAGAAGAAGAAGAAAGAAAAGAACAGTTGAGACAACAAATGGAAGCTCAACAACTAGAGGAAGAAGAAAGAATTGCTGCTGATGCTGAAGATCCTAGAAATAGAGAAGGTTTTGGTGGTGTAAGAGGTTTTGCTAAAGAAGTTACATCTGCAATAGGTGGTGGTTTACAAGACACAGCTTCTTCTCTAGTAACACTTCCAGAAAGAGCTATTGATATGTTCAGTGGCGAAATGGAAGAAGAAATGCAAACCGAGGAAGGTTATAAGCCAGAATGGGATGATGCATTTGTAAATGATGAAAATCCAATAGAAACCAAAACATGGTGGGGAGGAGCCTTACGAGGACTTGTTCATTTTGGATCGTTAGCAGTTGGTATAATTCCAGCAATGAAAGCTGCTGGTATAGGAGCTGCTACAACTGTAGCTGGTAGTTTAGTTAGAGGTGCAGCAATAGGTGCTACGTCAGATTTAGTATCACGGTACTCACAAGATGACAATGGTCTAGCTGTGTTAAGAGATAATTTTGGATTACTAGATACACCCTTTTCTACAAAAGATACTGACCACCCTGCTATGAAAACATTGAAAAATGTTGTAGAAGGTATGGGTATTGGAATATTGTTTGATGCTGCTGGCATGGCACTAAAAAGAGGTGTTAGAAAAGTACCAGCAAACGAATTAAGTGTTGTACAAAAAGAGTTATTTAATACTGAAGATTATATTATTGATGAACAAGAGTTGTCTAAAGTATTAGCTAGAAACGAAAGTGTACAGGCACAAATAGCAGAAAAAGGAATAGAACAGCTACAATTACCAGGATTTGGTGCATATAAAAATAAAAATGTTGCAAGTCCTACACAGGCTGCACCTACATCCACTGGTCCTTTATATAATGTAAAACAACAGCTAAAAAGAATAAGAACAGAATATGGTGCAGAAGGTGGTTCTACTGACTCTGTAACAACACCAGTTTCACTAGATCGTATGAAACGTACAAGTGAAATGGCAGAGGCAGAACTTGTCAAACTTATGAAAGTTTATATGAGTGATGCAAGAGTAAAAGAAGAAGTTGCTGCTGCAAGAGCAAAAAATATTCCATTGCATAAAGTATGGCAAGACTCTGTTGAATTAGCACAACAAATAATGGAAGGTAGAAATACTAGTGAGCTTACAGCTGATGAGTTTTGGGACCTATTAAATCGTGGTAAAACAACTGTTAATACAGGAACACCTGATGAGTTCGCAGTATGGGACCCTAAAAATGTTGCAGCTGCTGATTTAGTTATAGGATCTTTACTAAAAGAAATAAGGGATTCTGGTATTACAAATAGAGAATTATATGATTATGCAAATCTTACTGATGTAGATGGTCCAGCTAAAGCAACATATGACAAAGTTATTGCTGGTTTAACGCAAATTAAATTATCAAAAATGACTCATTCTAAAAAGTTTTCTGATTTTAAAGCTGGAAAAGTATTTACAAAAGAGTCTAAAGCTGAAGTATTTGAAGCTGTTAATAAACAAATGGCTGAATCTAAAGCAGCACACAAATTAGCTTATGAGATTGCTGGTACAAGCGACAATGATGATTTGTTTAAAGCAATACAGGAAGCCATATCATTTACAGGTGAAATACATACGCTTAATGATTACGATAATTATATTAGAAAAAAATTTAGAGGCGGTAAAATAAAAGGTAAGACTGAGCAAGGATTGATAGTCAAAGGTTTAGGTAAGGTAATGGTTAATAGTGTACTTAGTGGTCCTAAAACTCCTATGAGAGCAATTATGGGTACTGGTGCAGCTACATTTTTACGTCCTTTATCAATGGCAGTCGGTGCTGGTATACGTGGTGATGGTGCAACATTAAGAGCATCTATGGCAGCCATGAATGCTATGAGAGAATCTATACCAGAAGCCTGGGAACTATTTAGACATAACCTCAATGGTTATTGGTCTGGTGATATAGCAACTGTAAAAACAAGATTTAACCAATTTACAAAAGGTGATGAACAGTGGGCTATGTACACTGACTGGATAGAAAACAGTGGTAGAGCTACAGATGGTGATAAATTAGCATTTCATATTGCTAATGGTACAAGAGCACTCAATGATAATAAGTTTTTAACCTATTCTACAAAAATAATGGGTGCAACTGACGATGCATTTGGATTGATATTAGCTAGAGCTACTGCAAAAGAAAGAGCAATGCGTGAAGCAATGGATCTTTTTAATGCTGGTAAGGTTACAGAAATATCACCACAGATGTTAAAGGAAGCACAAGAAAGGTTTTATAAACAAATCATGGATGGTGATGGCAATATCATTGATGAAGCAGCTTTATATGCAAAAAAAGAGGCAACATTAACAAATGAATTGCAAGGTTTTTCTGCAAAATTAGATGCAGCATTTGAATCAAGTCCCTGGACAAAACCATTCTTGTTATTTGCTAGAACTGGTATGAACGGTTTAGCATTAACTGCAAAACATACACCATTATTTAATAGACTTGTAAAAGAGTCTAGAGATATAATGAAGGCTACACCAGATAATTTAAGTGATTTAGCTATATATGGTATTAGAAATGCACAAGATTTAGCAAATGCAAAGGCATTAAGACAAGGTAGAATAGCTATTGGTAGTAGTTTAATACTGTTAGCAAATATGCACTATGTTAATGGTGGGCTAACTGGTAACGGACCAGCTGATAGGCAGAAAAGACAGACCTGGATTGATGCTGGTTGGAGGCCAAGAAGTATAAAAATAGGAAATGTGTGGGTAGGATATGATGCATTTGAACCATTTAACCTAATACTTTCTACTATTGGTGATATTGGTGATCATTATGAACAAATGGGTCCTGAGTGGACAGAAGAACAATACAGAAAACTATCAATAGTTATCATGCAAGGTTTGTCAAGTAAGTCATATCTTGCAAGTATGCAACAATTTGTAGATTTATTTGCTGGTAAACCAGGTTCTATGGAAAGAATTATTGCAAGTATTGCTAATAATACAATTCCATTATCATCTCTTAGAAATGAATTAGGTAAAGTATTTAATCCATACATGAAAGAGATTAACTCTGGTCTATTACAGTCGTTTAGAAATAGAAACTTATATCTAGAGGGTGTAGCAGCATTTGAATTACCTACAAAATATGACACTCTTACAGGTAACCCAATAAGAAACTGGGACTTCCCTACACGTTTATTTAATATGTTTAGTCCTTTTACAGTAAATTTAGATTACAGTAAAGGTAGAAAGCTGTTATTTGATAGTGGATATGATTTAAGAACAACAACATATTCATACGAAGGTATAGATTTTAGTAAAAATGCAACAGTTAGATCTTTATTTGCTAAAGCTATAGGTGATCAAAATATAGAAGCACAACTTAATGAGTTAGCTGATAATCCAAAAATAATAAATTCTTTAAATCAAATGATGTTTGATATGAACAATGGCAATCGTGGTAGAGATCCAATGAAAGCATATGTTCATAACGCTGAAATAAAAAGAATTTTCCAAATAGCAAAAAGAAAAGCATTTAATAAAATACGTAACCATCCAGAAGTTAAACAGTTAATTAAAGAAAGAGATGAAAGAAGAATAGATAATTTAAAAACATTAAAGAAAACTGGTAATTACAGAATAAAAAGTAAAGAAGCAATTTTAAATCTACGTAATAAATAATCCGCCTAAAAATATAACTCTTAAGAGAAAATGCCAATTACATACACCGACAACGGTGGAGGTGCGGCTAATGGTTCCGATTTGGAATTTACGTTCACTTTCCCTGTCTTACAAACTGAAGATGTAAAAGTTGCTCTTAACGGAGTGACACAAGCGACAACTAAATATGCAGTTGATACTGCAAGCAATCCCACCAAAATAACTTTTAACAATACAAGTATAGATAGTTCTGTACAAGAAACTACTGGTGCACCTAAATCAGGAGTATTAGTAAGAGTATATAGACAGACAACTGTTGGTAAATCTACAGGTGATGATGATCCTAAAGCTGTATATGCAGCTGGTTCGTCTATAAGAGCTATTGATTTAAACTCTAATACAGAACAAGCATTATATGCTATACACGAATTACAAAATAATCCTGTATTAGCGGAGCAAATAGATACAGGTGCAATAACAAGCGATAAAATATTAGATGGCACAATAGCTACAACAGACATAGCTGACAGTGCGGTGACTGCTGCAAAATTAGCTAATAGTACAATCATTACTACAAAATTAGCTACTGGTGTTGTCACTACAGATAAAATAGCAGCTGATGCAGTCAACGGTACGAAGATAGCAGATGACAGTATAGACTCTGAACATTATGTAGACGGTAGTATTGATACAGCTCATATAGGTAACAGTCAAGTTACTACAGCAAAGATAGCTGACAGTAATGTAACAACAGCTAAATTAGCATCTGACGCAGTAACTGGAGCTAAGATAGCTGATGACCAGATTAACTCAGAACACTATGTTGATGGGTCTATCGACACTGCACATATAGCTGATGCACAGATAACAACTGCTAAAATTGTAGATGCAAATGTGACAACAGCAAAAATAGCAGCTGATGCAGTTAATGGTACTAAGATAGCTGACGACTCTATAGACTCTGAGCATTACGTTGACGGATCTATTGATACAGCACATATAGGTAATAATCAGGTAACTACTGCAAAAATAGCAGACGCTAATATTACAACAGCTAAACTAGCAAGCAATGCTGTTACAACTGACAAGATAGCTGACAGTGAGCTTTCAACACTAGCTGGTATGCAGTCAACAACTGCGTCAAACCTAGCAAGTTCTACAGCACTGACAGCAACTACAGCAGAGCTAAATCAGCTTGATGGTATAACACTTGAAACAACTTTAACATCTAGCGATACTCGTATACCTACATCAAAAGCTGTAAACGATCAGATACTTGCAGTTACTAATGCTCTTGGTGGTTTTGTAGCTATTGCTGACGAAACAAGTTTCCCTGCTACAAACCCAGACCCCAGTAACGGTGCTGGTACTGTTGTGTCTATATCACAAGTAAGTAGTGGAAGTGCAATTACTATAAACAATTCTGGTGTAGCAACCATAGCTAACGGTGCTGGCACAGGTAACACAGTAACTATAACTGGGTTTCCAACAACACTACGTAATACTAGTCTAGCTGCAAGCAGTGGACTACAGGTTCAGACTACAACAACATTACATACATATACATTCCACAAACAATTAGCTAGTGCTGCGGATATTGCAGCTATCAGTGCAACAGTAAACTCATTTTCAAACAGATACAGAGTGTCTTCTTCTGCACCTACATCTTCTCTAGATGGTGGTGACTTATGGTACGACACAACTAACAGTAAACTTATGGTTTACTCTAGTCAAAACTCTGCCTGGGAAGAGTCATCTGCAATTGGTAATTTCTTTATATCTACAATATCTAGCTCATCAAGTACAGGTGGAGGTAGTGCAACAGCAAATGGAACAGCTTATAGATTTACAATTAGTAATGCACCACCTGATGCACAACAGTTACTTGTTAGTGTCGATGGAGTCATTCAGAAACCTAACGCTGGATCAAGCCAGCCAAGCGAGGGATACGTTCTTGTTGGCAATGACATTATCTTTGGGTCCGCCCCTGCTAATGGTGCTAGTATTTTCGTTACTGTCATCGGATCAACAGTCGGAATAGGTACACCTAGCGACAACACAGTTACAACAGCCATACTACAGAACGGATCAGTTACAACTGCAAAGATTACAGATGCAAACGTAACTACAGCTAAGATTGCAGATGATGCAGTTACAACAGATAAACTTGCAAACTCTATTAACTCAGAAATTGCAGCTAACACAGCTAAGACAACTAACGCTACGCACACAGGAGATGTTACAGGAGCTACATCTTTAACGATTGCTTCTGGAGCTGTAACTACAGCAAAGATTGCAGATGACGCAGTTACAGCAGCTAAACTTGCAAGTAGTGCAGTTGTTACAGCTTCGATAGTAGATGCAAATGTAACTACAGCTAAAATAGCAGATGACGCAGTGACTGCTGCAAAGCTCGCTAATACGTCTGTAACAGCTGGTAGCTATGGTTCAGCCACAGCCATCCCAGCGATTACTGTAGACGCTCAGGGACGTGTTACAGCAGCTTCTACAAATGCTTTTTCTGCTGGTGTAACAAGTGACGGACAAGGTAACACTGTAGGCGGTGATGGAGCTGGATCAAATTTCTCAGGTACAGATGCAGTAAGTAATACTTTATTTGGTAAAAATACTGGATTGAGTATTACTACTGGAGATCGAAACATAGCTGTTGGAGGTAGTGCTTTATATTCTACTACTACTGGTTATGATAATACTGCTATGGGTGCTGCGGCTTTGTATGCAAATACTACGGGGTATAACAACACAGCTTTCGGAAGAGCAGCTTTAGATGATAACACCACTGCTGCTAACAACACTGCCGTAGGCTTTGCTGCATTAGGTGCAAATACAACTGGAACTGAAAATGTCTCTATAGGTGCTTACTCAATGTTGGATAACACCACAGGAGGACAAAACACAGCCTTGGGTGAAAGTGCATTAGCAAACAACACTACGGCAAGCAATAATACTGCTATAGGAAAAAATGCTTTAGTACTAAACACAACTGGAGCTTATAACACTGCTCTAGGTTCTGGAGCTTTAGATGCCTGTACTACATCATCTGCATTGACTGCTGTAGGATATGACGCTTTAGGAAGTGTTACAAGTGGTGTACTTCAAACTACAGCAGTTGGTTATCAGGCTTTAGCTTCTGCAACTGGTAGTTATAACACTGCTGTAGGTTGGCAAGCTGGTGATGCTATAACCACTGGAGCAGCTAACGTAATGATAGGTGATGGTTCGCTTGGTGGAAACCAAACTGGTACTCATAATGTTGCAATAGGGCATTTTTCTTTACATGCCAATACAACACATAACAATACTGGTATTGGGTCTAATTCTCTAAGAAGTAATACTTCTGGAGCTTCAAACGTAGCTGTTGGAACTTCAGCATTAACACAAAACACAACTGGAGCACAGGGCACTGCTGTTGGAAAAAGTGCTTTAGCAGCAAACACAACTGGAACTGACAATACAGCCGTAGGTTGTGATGCTTTAGATGCTAACACGACTGGAGTATCTAACACTGCTGTAGGTAGATCAGCTTTATCAGCAAACACAACAACTCATTATAATACTGCTGTTGGATATCGAGCTTTAAGACAAACTCAACATCACGCTAACGTTGGTATAGGTTTCCAATGCTTACAGAACAACACAACAGGTGATGCTAATGTTGGAATTGGTAAAAATACTTTAAATTCTTGTACAACTGGCCGAATCAATGTGATGGTAGGTGCAGATGGAATGCCAGCACTTACAACTGGTTACTATAATACTGGAATAGGTTACGAATGTGGAAGTCAAATTACAACAGGTTATCAAAATGTCTTTTTAGGTTTTTACGCTGGAAGAAATCAAGGTAATTTTAGTAATGAACTTTTTATAGCAAGAGGTTCTCAAGGCCCAGGTAATTCCGCAGTTTGGATTCATGGTAATAGTAGTGGTGCTTGTTATCAAGGAAACAATAGTGGTTATTGGTCAACAACATCTGATGAAAGATTAAAGAAAAATATTACTAATAGCACGAAGGGTCTTGCTGAAATAGATCAACTAAGAGTAGCTAATTTTGAATATAGAACAGAAGATGAAATTGACATGAGTCAGTTCCCACTAGCTGACAGTCCTAATCAAGTTGTTATTGGTAAAGGTAAAGAAGGTAAAATTCAAACAGGTGTTATTGCACAAGAAATAGAAAAGATTTTACCTGAGTGTATTAGTGTAAGTGAAAAAGGAACAAAGACTGTTAATAGTGATCCGATTATATGGGCATTAGTTAACGCAGTCAAAGAGTTATCAGCAAAAGTCACAGCCTTGGAGGGCAAATAAATGGAAGAATTTACAACCGAAGAAATAGCAGCAATTTTTAAAGCTGCTGGCGATAGTGTTACTGTAATTAATGGTACTAAAGATGAAGAAGAAACAGATAATCAATGGAAAGAAAAAGTTAAACGTAACGTAGAACATCTTGAAATTATTAAAGCATACAAAAAGTTAGATGAGAAAACATCTATCTGGACTACAGAAGATTTTACAGCAATAGATGCAGCAATAGTTAAAGGTAAAACCATCTACGGAGGTTAAATGGCTTTAACACAAATAAATAAGGCTGGTCTAGATGAGATAGCTCTGGATCATGTCTTTACAATAGGTGCTAGCGGTTCTAGTGCCTACACATTTCAAGGAGAAGGGTTAAATGGCACTGTCAACAACCCTACCCTTTACCTTACAAGAGGTAAAACGTATAGATTTGAGAATGGCTCAGGCGGTCATCCTATACGTATACAAAGCACATCTGGAGCAAGCGGTACTGCATACAACACTGGCGTAACTAACAACGCTGGTAGTGGTACAGTCATTGTAGAAGTACAACATGATGCTCCTGATGTCCTATACTATCAGTGTACCAGTCACGCTGCTATGAACGGTATACTATATATTACTGGTGCGTTAGCAGACGGTGGTGTAACTACAGCTAAACTAGCAGATGATGCAGTAAACAACGACAAATTAGCTAACTCTGTTGTAGCATCTATAGCAGCAAACACAGCCAAGACTACCAACGCTACACATACTGGTGATGTAACTGGATCTACGTCTTTGACTATAGCTAATGGTGCAGTTACAGAAGCTAAACTAGCTACTAATGCAGTTACCACAGATAAAATAAATAGTGGTGTAGTTACTAATGCTAAATTAGCAGCTAATGCTGTTGGAACAGCTAATATAGCTGACGAAGCAGTAACACTAGCCAAACTACCACACGGTACATCATCTAACAATGGTAAGTTTCTACGTGCAAACAACGGAGCAGATCCTACGTTTGAGACTGTATCTGGTACAACAATAAACAACAACGCAAATAATAAAGTTATTACTGGTTCTAATACTGCTAATACTTTAGAAGCAGAGTCTGATTTAATTTATAATGGTTCACAACTTCTAGTTAATACTGACCAAGAAGCACCGTTTACATCTAGAAAATTAACAGTAGCAAATACTGGTTCTGGAGATGCATGTGCTATAGAAATAAGATCTGCTAACAATGGTACTGGAAGATTATATTTTACAGATAGTCACCTTTATAGTGGTAGTGACGCAGGTTCTTACGCTGGAAAAGTTATTTATGACCATACCACTGACCATATGGGTTTTTATACAGGTGGTGATACATCTACTCCAAGTGAAAAACTTAAAATTCAAGCTAATGGAAACCTAGACGTAGTTAATGGAAACTTATCCTTTGCATCTGGTCATGGTATTGACTTTAGTGCTACAGGTGATGCTAGTGGTGCTACAAATGAGTTACTCGACGACTATGAAGAAGGCTCGTTTACACCTTCTTTTAACATGACAAGTAGTTCTCCTAATATTACTTATTACGACCAACAAGGTCAATATACAAAAGTTGGTCGAGTAGTTCATTTTCAAATATATTTAAGAATTAATGTAGTTAACTCTAACGGTTCTGGAATTTTGTTTGTTGATGGATTACCTTATACTCCTGTATCTAATACTGGTCAAGGACCTGCTTTTGGTTGTGTATCATTTGGATACATGGATACTCTTCAAGGGTATAACGGAACAGACAGTCCTGTTGGATATGTCGAGGCTAACGCTAATCGAATATATTTGTACTTATTTCCTGATAGTAGTGGACACGCTGTAAATCTAACAGTAGCAAACAATTTAGCAAACAACAGCAAAATGATGATGGCTGGAAGCTATCAAGTATAACTAAAAATAATTATGGCATTATCAGAATCACTAGAATACGACAAGATAGAAGTTGTCGGTCAACACAAACACGTACAAGTACGTAAAGCAACAGTCATCAAAAAAGATGGCAAAGAACTTACAAGATCTTTTCATAGACATGTATTACATCCAGACTCAGACATAACTAATGAACCTACAGAGGTTCAAACTATCTGCAATGTAGTTTGGACACAA